TTTTGATATATCAACTTTAAACTAACCTCACTTACATTGGCTATATTAGTTTGTCCAAAGGCAATAGATGGTACACTTGCAACCATTTGTAATTGCTGAATCAGTGCATCATACAATAGTTTAATACTAGCACTATCAAGATTAGCAACTGCATACTTAAACTCACCATCGTCTAAATTAAGTACATACCCTATGGCATCTGCTGATACAGTACCTTCTATTCTTTGCCCTGTAGTATAAGCCAATGGATTAAGTGACAACACTGTAATAGCGTCATCCATTTTATTAATCAAATACTCCAACCTATCCAGTATAGGTCTAATATCTTCTAATATACTTCTACCAAAGTTCTCACTTTCCTTGTTTTCACCGTTTATATAGTGTATCGGTAGTCCAGTAATATTAATTGTGCTATCTTCTAATAGGTACTTACCACCACGATTAGTAATTTTATCAACTTTATTATCACTATATATATAATAATAACTAATATTACTTATTGCATCTGTCCAATGCTCAATAAATCCTACATAATTTCCTTCATCATCATATATTGGATAGCCATCTTCACTTGCTATAAGTTTGCTTGTAATCTTGCTGCCATTATAATATACATACTCATAGCAATCTCCATAGCAATTTAGAGTGTCAACTATCTTATAATTAGTAAGATTAAACTTGCCGTGTCTAAATACATTATTATAATGTTTTATCATCTCGTCACTACCAATAATTGAAGTCCTCTTACCCATGATATAAGAATTATGAAACTTAATAATGCTCTTTGCAGTTTGTAATATTGTCTTAGCAGTTACTAATTCCTTTTCCTTATACTTTATATCCTCTTTCTCCAATATTGAGTGTCTACCATTAAGATATACCTTATTATTCAATACCTTAGAGATTCTACTAATATGATGTGCTTGTTGGACTTCTTCAGCAAACCAATAAGGATTATTACTATACATATCACTTATATATTTATCTAATCTATTCATCTATATTGCCCCCTTCATCTTTTAACTGTGCTAACTTATCCTTTAATCTTTCAGGTAAAGGCAGTCCAGTTTTACCGATATTTTCTAATATTGACCAACCTTCATTCCCAATAAAGAAATAGCAAACCACCGTTCTAAAAGTCCATTCAATGCCAACTAATCTATCTAAAAGCACACCAACGATTAGTGCTATTAATATCAATACTTTTTTTAGTATTCCTTTAAAGCCAATAGCACTATCTATTTCACCATTAATATAAGCCACAATTACACCAGTTACATAATCAATAATCATAAATGCAACCAATACTTGGATTGCTATATCCCAACTACCAAATAACCATGTTGCATATACACCTACAGTTGCAATAATTGTGCTAAATAATGCTCTTGTATTATTCATACTATCACCTCACTATATATACCAAATTCCTCTATCAAGCCCAACTAAAGACATACAAGCCGACATTACACAATCATCATGAAACCCCTTAATTGCTCCCATCTTATCACCATCAATCTTAAATACTTTCATCTCTTCCAATAAGGTCTTACTATTTATAACTATTTGCCCTTCCTCAAACTTTTCTCTAAATCCGTTAATCATCATTGGTTTAGTGGTGCTATTGGTTACATAGCCGACTTTCTTCTTTGCCCTACCTCTAGCATCATATTCTTTGTGCATATGCATATTTCTGTATTTATAATCAAATCTCAACTTAGAAACAACTGTATGCCCTGCACTTGCTTTTTCAATGACTAAATAGCCATAGTTATAATAAAGTCCCAAATAATAAACTACTTCTGCAAATAAGTGTGGTGCTATTTTGTTATTTCTGAACTCTGCAACTTGGATTCCTTCCTCTGAAAACACTTCAAGTACACTTGCATCTTGTCCGACGCCCTCGGCAGAATCCACACCCAAAAAATACTTAGTATCAGGTTTAACTTTTTCCCAAATAAATAAGGAACTATTAATGTATTGTTTAAGTACATTGTTAAGTTCCTTTAAATCGTTTCTATTAAGATGTTTAGGTAAATACCTTTCACGTTCATCAATCTTTTTACTGTCAAATACAGAATTACCAGTGGTGATAAATGCTTGAATATCTGTTGAAGGGTACTCTTGATAAAAGTTGTTTAATCCTTTATCTCCACCCCCTGCATTTGCAATCTTTAACCTTCTCCATGTTAATTGCTCTATGGTAGCACCTTTACTATGTAAATCTAATTCTTCACTGTCTAATTCACCTACAGTTAATACTTTACCATTATTTCTTGCTTTCCAAATCTCTACTGCATTTGTATAATCATCAGCAAACATAGTTTTATTATCATACCAGTTAGCAAAGTAAGGTTTATACATATTCTCACCATTCTTTGCCTTCTGCCACAACTCACTAAAATAATTAAAGCCATTTGCAGTAGATTCAAGTACAATTTTACCATCAGGTACAAGTGCTTGTTCAATAGCAAGTAACTGTTTAGGTAATGTATCTTTCATAAAAGCCACTTCTGACAAGTGACAAAACTTTAAAGTTAGTCCCCTGGCAACATCTTTATTACCACAAGTCGAAACAATAATACGTGATCCGTTTTTAAATTTTAATTCCTTTTTATTGTTATTAATAAGTTCAGGTCTTATCACATCAGGTATAGTATAATACATCTGTTTCAATTTCTCGAAAATTCCAGTAGCACTATCAATACTATAACTCATTAATAAGCAAGTGCTATTAGATTGTGTAGTTGCAATCCACAAGGAATAAGCCAACATTAATACAGAAAACCCTAATTGTCTTGATTTTAAAATGATATTATACTTATCCATACTACCTAAAAAATCATCTTGCAACTCATTCAATTTAAACGGTACTAAATTACCACGCTTGTCGACTATATGTAAAAAGTTCTCTATCCATAACTTAGGATTATTAAGTATCTTTTTTAATTTTTCCTCGTTAGTCATAACCCTTCTACTCATCATCATCAACTTCTTCACCTAAATCAATACCACTCAATAAATTATCAAGTTCGCTTGTCTTATCACTTGCAAAGAAGTCCTTACTAAAGTCCATCAAATATTTAGCCGACTGTACATCACCATTTAATGCTTGTTGATACATTTTATCATAGATATTTTTCATCTTTTCAGCGTGTTGCAACTTCATATAATATTTAATGCCCTTTTGGATATTTTCATCTAATAAATAATTCTCTTCTGCATACTTATAATCCATATTTTTATAATTGTTCTTAGAAGTAAATTCCTCCCACGATTCCCTAGTATCTTTGTCGGCACAATACCACACAACAAACATAGAGTATCGTCTAGTACCTGTTAATTGGTCGAGTGTTTGCATAGTTGTCTTAGCCAATGTAATCACCACCCTTTATATATTCCCTATATTGTTCAGCAATTTTATTAATTGTTTCTGTAGCCCATTTACGTTGTTCATCAGGTGTAAGTTTCTTTATTTCTTCAAATTGCCTTCTGCTTTTATCATCCATTAAACCATCAAGTGTATGACTAATTCTTTCTTGATTCTTAATTATTTCCTCTGTATCTTTTTTCATATCATTAATTAATACATTTACCTCAACATTAACTTTTTTCATTATAATAATCCCCTTTCTTAATTGTTTTTTAATAATAAAAATAGCACCTACCAAAGTAAGCACCAACAAACAAAATATGAACACCACCACCGAACAAATGTCGCTACGCGAATATTTTATTATTTAATTGTTTTACTATTGCCTACGGCGTTAAAGTCAAAAGAGTCGCATCTGTCTTGTTATTTGCTTCGACTATCGTCTTGCAAATAATCAAGCCATATGCAAATTGGATTTATTTATTTTAAACCATCTAAAGTATATGATTAAGTTTATTTATAAAATGTTGACACCATTCAATGGTCATAAGATATATATATACTATCTTAGGAGTATTGATTAGTGTCAACAAATTAAATACTAACCATATAAATAAATGTATTCACGAACGATAGTGAGTGATATTTGTTCCTAGTAAGTCAATTAAAATGGTACTTCGTAATTTGTTTGTGTTTGTTCGTATTCTTCATATCTATTTTCAACATCTTCAACTTTACCTATTAATAATTGCTTGAGTTCATATTCTGTTGAATAACCTTCGGGCAACTTCCATATTAATTTAGTTAGTTTGTCTATACTACCTTCATATTTGTCATAAGAATATGGCTTATATTTATCACCATCATCATCTTTGATATTGGTGTTTTTGGTGTTTTCCTCAACTGATTTAATAAATCGCCTTATAAGTTCATCAGAATCTTCTTCTACTCGTTTAGTGGTCTTGTCAACTAATTCAAAGGTGTAAACATTCCAATAGTTATTTATTTCTAAATAATTACACACCTTATTCTTAAACTGTCGGTTTTTACGTGGATCACCTCTATCAAAGGAAGTTATACCCATTTCTTTATATACCTTTTGTTCTACATTCTTTATTTTCTTCAAAAATTTTGCATCTGCATAATTCCTAACAAATTTTTTATCCAATACCACTTTATTATCTGCATATTCAATAATACCATTTCTTTTTAATCTCTTTAGGGCTGTTTCTAGGCAAGTTTCAACTACATCTTTTATTTTCTGTTGATATGTCATTACAACGCCTTTACCCATACGATTAACCTCTGAATATCT